TCCTCTTTGCGAGGAATAAATGCTGAAGAGCTTCGAGTGACCACTTCGTTCAGTGATTCTGGAACTTTTTTATTATTACGAGTTCCCACTGTACTCTGAAGAGTTTCAAAAATAATTTTTGCTTCTTCAACAGAATTAGCATTTTGTATAGCGTCGACAATTTTATCTTTCTGCCGCTCATTCAGGGAGATACTATCTAAAACACGATTTTGATATAGTAATTTTGCGTTTAACAAATTACTTTCATTAAGCTTATTATTAAGCTTATTAATGATTGTACCATATTTATTAAGCCTTTCTTCTAACAACTGGGTTTTATTGTTCAGCTTTGCTTGCTCTTTTAGTAGAGACTTGTTTTGTCGCTCAATGCGTCTGGATTCTTTTGTTAATTCTACCTTACGATCGCAGTGACCGGGCGAATTGTCATCCATGTTTATGTACTTTCCGGGCTTCCACGTGCCTTTGCATTTTTTCTTTGCTTCGGCTTGCTTATCTTCCCAGTTTTTCTTCGCATCTTTTTCTACATTAGCGCGTTGGGCGGGGTCTTGTGCCTCATTTTTGGTTTCTTCCAGTTCAATTTCCTCTTCGAAAACATCCAAGTCTTCATCTAGATAATCTTCTTCTAAGTTAATTTCTTCTAGAGAGTCGTCCGAGTAGCCTTCATCTAAATCTTCCTCAAGTTCATATTCTTCTAGAACGCCATCAATCAAGTCTTCTTCTAATTCGACCTCTTCGTCCAAATCATCTTCAAAGAGGCCAAGCTCAGAGAGCAAATCTTCATTTATAACAACATCTTCCATATTAGATAACATATTATCAACCCCCATATTTAGAGCTTCTTCGAGCTTGCTAAGATTTAAATCAACATAATCGTCATCGTCGCCCGTTTGCAAGAAGGAAAGTTGTGACAATACTTTTTCGACTTGAGGCTCAGTTCCTCCGGCAGCTGGAGCATCGGCTTCTGGTTCAGCGCCCACATCAGCGCCCACATCAGCGCCCACATCAGCGCCCATGTCCATGCCCATGTCGGCGCCGCCCAAGAGATCTTCGCCTGCGGCGGCATCCATGCCCATATCTTCTTGTTCAAGAATTTTGTCAACAGCTTCTTTTATTTCTTTTTGGTATCTCTCGATCACTGCTTCTTGTGCGTTTCGCTGCGCAGCTTCTTTTAGCTCTTTGGCGTCAATAATGGCTTGTTCTAACATAGAGGACATAGATTAGCTCCTTTTCCTAAGATTAATTAGTTTAATTTCTTTATAAATACCACTTTTCATTAGTGTTCTTTGAATGTGTTCTTCCGCTGGTGGGCCTTTTGAATAACTTTTTGTCGTCGACGCCTCTCTTTTTTTCGTTTTTCGGAGGGTTTTTCATAAAAACGACGGTTTAAAACATTTTCGATAATTCGTTCTTTTTTTACTTTTTTGTTAAAACGCTTCACCATTCTCTCAATAGGCTCGTCCGGATATTTTGCTTTAACTTCTGCTCTAATTGGTTTTGACATTGACTTCTCCTAAATCATATCTCGCCAGCTTCTTCCGGCGACTGCCATGATGCCACTTAAATCTATTCCGGCGTCATCAGGATCGACTCCGGAGAGGGCGCCGGCTTGTGGGTGTGAGTCTGATTTGCCGGCCTTTGATATTGGTTCTGTCCCTTCAAATATATCCGTTGTAAAGCCGGTTGCGTTCAACATTTTTCTTCTTTGCTGTTTTAAAAGCTCCTGCTTCTCTTCTAGCAATTTGATATGTTCTTTATCTGGGGCGGGTGCTACTTTGTTTTCAACAATCACATTAGAAGCTAACCCTTTGGCAACTTCAGATACAACATTCGAAAGAAGTCCCTCTTCCAAAAGAACATCCTTTATACACTCTTTTACAAGAGGCTTCAAAATTCTTTTTAGTTCAGATTTTTTCATATATTATCCCAAGTTAATTGAATTGAGGGCTCGGTTAATCCTATCCCCTCTGGTGAAAAATTTATTAATACTCTTTTGGTTTTCAGATAGGTTAAGTTCGCCATATTGTGGTATGGATGATTTTTTGAGCACATAGGCGCCCGGAGCGGACGGCTCCGATACGGCGTCAAAGCAGATTAGTTGTAGGTCATCTTGTACAATCTGAATTGAATTGCCGTCGTCGCCCTTGGCCTCTTTTAAAGACCCTAGTGCTCTCGATGAAAAGCCAAATTTTACTCCACTTTCGTAAAGGCCACGTAAAATTTTACCAGAGGGCGTGTGCAAGACTTTAATTGTTCCAATAACATCGTCTCCGTTCCACCAAATTCTAGTGACCATGTGAGAGGCGTTTTTAAGATTGATAACCGAGTCATCCGGATGGTCACATTCTCCCAACGAACGTCGATCTTCAACTAATTTTTGATAGTTATCAATCTCTCTTTCGAGGACATCGCGTGGGTAAGTTCGACCATTGCCATTTCGGGCGTCACACTGTTGTAATTTTGCCGGAAATACAAGGAAACCATCTTTAACAAGGCGTTTCTCTGACTCATTTAGCAAGTCTTGGCAACCTCTATCATCACACTTTAATTCAAAAAACTCTGTTAAAAGTAATTTACTCATTTTCCTTCCTTAAGCGCGGTCACTAACCGCGCGATATAAGAACCGCTACAACAGCGTCGAACAGGTTGAAGCTTCCATTTTGTGGTCCACATAACTTATTCCCTCTCTTTCTTCACAAGTACTTTTAAACCAAAATCATTTACCAAAACACTCAACAAATAACTGGTTCCTGAATTGAGACAGCCCAATAAGAATGCATTAATAAAACTATAGTCAAATGTAAATAGTTCTGTATGTTGATTAATGCTGAACAAAAACACACCAGTCCAAAAGCCTAAGCACATGGGGCAATGAAAAAGTTTGCCTAGGCCACTTAGCCATTCCTTACACGGCCTTATACGATCAAAAATTGAGCCATACAAAATAATTTGTGTAAGCCCATAACCAATTAAAACAAAATATATAAAATCCATATTTACCTTTTCTTTTTATTTTCTTGGAACATGCCGAATGCATTCCCACCGGAAGCGCCTGAGCCGGCACTACCGTAATAATTTGTCCCCTTGTGCGGCTCATGCGGCACTTTTCCAAGAGGTGTTGTTTCGTCATGCGGTGGTTTGGTCAACTCTTCTTCTGCTGCTTCCTGATAATCATCAACAATATCGCCATGATGCATCTCGGTTTTCAAAAATTTAGCAACCAAATAAAGAGCAACCTGTGTTGGGTCAACCGCTGGGTTGCTAATTTTATCTTCTAGAAGTGTCCCCTGTAACGAACCAAAAATATTAGCTGCCCTTATAGAGCCATGTTTACATGCACCCTTTCTTGTCAAGTAATCAAAAAGTCTAGACTGCACGGCATAAACGTGGTCAGCGTATTCTTTTTTAGGGAAAGATACAACTCTGTTTTCATTTGTTGATACAATAACATCAATATCCGGATGGTCTAATATTACAATATCGCCTGTCATCGTTTTTTTGGCTTTCAGGCGTAGCCTTGCGTCAATTAAATCATCAATTTTAATTTTAATCATTGGAGTTGATCTCTTTTATCAGTTGTTGTACTTGAGTAATTTTAAGAATCATTTCTTCGTCAACTGGTCTATTGTTTATATTCTCTAGAAACATTTGTACTTTATCATATTTCTCTTTCATGCCAGAATCACTTAAAATGTCTTTGTCTTCGGAGTTCTTTTTTATCTCGCTGAGCAGTCGGTTTATTTCACGGTCTAAAAATACCTTAAACTCTAAGCCATTATCTGTAAATGATTTAATGTAGTGGTTGATAAGTGTCTTTTGTTCAGATAAAAGTTGTTCGTTGTATGAATCATTAAATCTCTTCACAAAAGTGTTTATAACGGTGTTATCAAGCCTGATCTCTCTGCCTTGTTTTTTGTTTTCTTGCGTTACCATGTTATCAATAATTTGAGTCTCCAACAAAACTTTTGTTTTCGGTTTTAGCTCATCATTAAATAATTGACCTATGCTTGCAAGAAATTTATAAGAGGGAACAAAATTAGAAAAAACTGTTTTTGATACATTCTTGTTGATCTGGGAAATTATGTGACTTTGTTCTTTGAATAGTTCTTTTTTATTTATTTTTTCTCGCATTGACACAGTTTCATTGAGAAGCTTCGTGGCAAATTTTTCGTCAACATCTTTGGTTTCTGACAATGTTTTATAATAAATGAGGTCTTTGTAAAGAAGGCTATTTTTGTTGAAATGTTTTTTAACTAAGGAAACCACATAGTCTCTTTTATTTTCTCCCTCTTTGATTGTTTGCTTAATTATTTCTCTTACCAGAGCTTCATAGATAAAGCCCGTGTTTCTTTTTTTGTTGTGTTTATTCATCTTCTAAACGCTCCAATTCTTCAAACAATTTTTTAACGCCCTCTTTTACTTCAAACAATTTACGTTCTTCTTCGTCATAATTAGTATTTTTGTCTTCAAAGATTCCTTTGCCAAAGCCTAATAATTCTTTGGCGCTTGGTGAAAGGTTGGTATACACCTGTCTTTTTGGCATTCTGGCCATTTCATGAGAACCCAACGCAGTCCAACTTCTTTTTCTTGCACCCTGTGGTCTGTTATCTACTTTCTCCGGCTTATAAGCTTTACCTTTTGATTTTGATGTGGTTGTTTCTCCAGTTTTTTTATCCAAGAATTTTTGATTGTCGTCGCGTTTTCCTGCGGGTGGGGCCGCTATTAGCCCACCGGGATCTTCTCCACCGCCTTCGTCGCCGCCTGCTTCTGGTGCGGCTTCGGCTCCTGCTTCCGGGCCGGCTTCGGGCTCTGCGCCCATATCTCCACCCATTTCTCCCCCCAGATCAGCTCCCATATCGCCGGCGCCTAGGTCTCCCATACCACCGCCTCCGGCGCCCATAGCGCCTTCTGCGGCTGCTCCAGCATTTTCAAGCTCTTGAGCAACCTGCTTGTCGTAAAAGAGTTCTCTTTGGTTCCGCTGGAATTCCTCATCTGATATTTCAAAAATATTATGTGCAACCCAGCGTTTGCTGAAGTATCCTTCCGGAACAGAAGCAACTGCATCAAATTTAGTTTTCCAGTGTTCAAGTTCCTGCATCTCTGCGATCTTCGAAGGATTATTAAGTTTAAGTTTAAAGTTCAAAAGATCTTCATTTCTGAAACCTAAAACATATAAATGTATCATTGCCACTTTTTCAAGCTCGGCTAATACACAGCGCTGCCGCCTGTCAATGGTCCTAGCAAATCGAATATCTTTTTGTGCTAATGTTCCCTTATCCTCTGCAGCGCCTTCGCCATAGGTTAAATAAGATTGAGGTATTTTTAACCCTGAGAATAATTTGTCGCGAAGGTATTTTACGTCATCAATATCATTCGTATTTGCATCAGATGATATCTGTTCAATTTTTGTCTGTACTCCGCCTCTTACTGGGATGTAATAGTCTTCTTCAACAGACATTGGATTGTATCGCAAATCAACTTGGCCGCTTGATGGGTCGACAACTTGATTTCTCTTCATTGAGGTCATAAACCGCTGCATGAACTGCTCAACTTCTCCCGGAGGAATGTTGCCAACATCAACATAGAACACTTTTCTTGATGGAGAACGAACAATTCGATAGGCCATCATCGCGTCTTCAAGAAGTGTCAGCTGACGCCAAATTCGGCGCACTGCATCCAACACAGAAGTTCCATATGGGGCAAACTTATCATTACCCAAAACCCTGAAGTGGGCACATTGCCAATTTTCAAAAGTTAGGCCGGCACTATTCCACTGGAACTGTACGTAATTTGGATTATGCTTATCTTCCCCTTCTAATCTTTCAACTTCTCGACTTGGAAGTCCAATAACTTGTTTAATTCCAAGCTTTTCATCGATATCCAAATAGAGATAAAAGTCTCCATATTTGCACATAGTGCGAGACCATCCAAAAAGGTTATAATTTACATTCAAAACCTGATTAAAGAGTATCTCCAGTATCCCTTTTATTTCTTCATTGGAAGATTTGATAGTTAACATTGTGTTATAAACGTTAAAAGTGGTCATTTCGTCAGCGTAGATGTCTAGAGAGGAAGCAATCTCTGGCATGAACTCCATTTGATCAAAATCATTATACCTTTGTAGTCGGCTTTGAGTTTGCATTGCAAAGCTTGAGAAATTGTTATATGGGTTATAATCATACCTTTCAAACTTTTGGCCAGCTACATCTTTAAAGGAAAAGGCGTACTTATCCATTCTCCTTCTTCGAAGCTGTCTCGTATTTTGAGAGCGGTAATTTATGATCGGTCCAGAAAATAATCTTGTTAGTCTCTTAAAAAGAGCAGATTCATTATTTTTGGTGTTTTTAGATTGATCGGCCATTTCTTATCCTTTAATAATCCATAAATGTTGTTTATTTTTAATGTGTTCGTCAAAAGCTTTTTCTAGTGTTTTTGATTTGTGCATCCCGGGGATATTAGTATCCAAATGGGTATTTGATGCTATGATTGAATTCATAAAAGCTTTCTTATATTCAATGTCTTTTTTGTTTTCAATAATTGCTGTGTCTCTTACCCAACAACCAATAGACGCAGCCATAATCAAATCATCATTATAACCTCTTTGTGCTTCTGGTCGACCGTTCCTCCAAATAAACGTATCTAGTTCGCTCGCAAGTCTTGTAGAATAAATAGTTAATACTTTATTTCTAATAAATTCTTCGAACTTGGCGATTATTAGAGGTCTAGTTTTAGAAGACGTTGTAAAGCCGGGTACAACTGATGAGTCCCCTTGCGCTGCATACTGGTCTACATATTCATGTGTGCTCTTTTTTGAATAGAATATGTTTTTATATTCCTTTTCAATTAATTTATCAAGCACGTGAAATCCCACAGAGTTGTTTTCCACAACCACCATTGCACAATTATATTCGTTACCGGTTGTATAAAGCATTTCAGAAAACAAATCAGGAGTGGGTTTTCCTTTATATTCGCACACCAGTTCCATTGTTTCCAAGTTAAATA